CGCGACCAGATTTATATAGATGGTGAGTTTATACAGTGCGGTTTAATGATTCGTTATACTGTAGTGGTTAGTTAGTCCTTGTCGCCACAGTGGACTATCCTGCATGATGGGAAAACATAATAGAAAAACCCCGACTTGCGCATACGTCGTCTGTTATTAACAACCCGCAACTGCTGAAACAAGGAGAGTTCAAGCTAAGGTTGCGACCCACTGCGCCACATGGTCTAGCGTGTATAAAAAATATCGTTTTCTATAACTGTTATTCTGATATGTATATAAAATTTGGAAATCTATACATAAATCAGGATTTGTAAGTAAAAATACTTATTCAACTGATGACTGGTCATTGTTATTTCAAATGTCACTCTGGCCGCGAACCCAGCGCGATGACCATAAAAGCGATATGGGGTATCCAATCATCATGTGAATAAACATTCACCGCGCCTGCGGTCACTTGTCTAAACCGTTATCAACACCTAGGAGTCCAAGCCTCGCGTAGATGATTCGTCAGTTGTTCCGGTTTATATAGTCATCACCACTTGAGCATTAGCGTATTGGTGATAGCAGCCACTCCTGATAGGTCTGTCATTAACCGAGTGACTCTAGGTGATGACTACTATCCCAATAAACTAACCTTAAAGCGCCCTCATACTGCGAGGGCTTATAGTTACCAGCTCTTGCAGGAAACTAATATATCAAATATACACCACCACCAAAAATTAACAACAACATTTTAACTGGTAAGACCAGTGCTATTTAATGTACAATTGCAACAGGATGAATCGATCGATTAACTATTTTATATGAGGTTTTAATTATGGGCTTAATGACAAGTTCCGACGCTAAAATTTATGTATCCACTGCGTCGCCAGCTACACGCGACGAAACGGGGTATGCAGCATTAACTTATACAGAGGTAAAGCAAATTACTTCTGTAAATCCTTATGGCACTATGGTGTCTGCTGTTGAGTTCAATACCTTGAGTGGTGGGGCAAAGCAAACAGCTAAAGGCCAAAAAGACTACGGCGGAGTTGGTGGTGATTATGTTTACGACTCAGAAGATGCTGGGCAAAACATTTTGCGTGCTGACGTTCTGACAACTACTAGTGAGCTATCAGTGAAAATTGAATTACCAGACGGAAGTGTTTCATATTCTGGTGGCCCATCATTGAACGCTCAACGTAACATCGGCAGCGCAAATAACATGATTAACGGTACTTATGACATCCGTTTCAATTATGAGCCTGTCGAAGTCGCAGCGTAAGGAGTAGATTATGGCTACTATTACACCAACACTGATGACTGGCAGTGGGAAACGCGCAATGGTTGAAGTTGATTTGACTGGAACCGCTGACACGTTTACCTATATTGCATCATACAAGCCTACTTTAATCATGCGTAATGATTCTGGCGGCGCTTTATCACCTGTTATTGATGGTGATGGCGGGAGCGTTGTTCCTGTTGCCGGCGTTGGCGATGTTGACGTATCAGGCGGCTATGCTGTCGGCTCAATCGCTGACGGTGCCGTTGTTGCAATACCGCTAAATACAATTAGCGCGTTTCTAACTGGCACAATCGCTATTACTGGCGGCACTGGCTTGACTTGTTCGTTGTTGCATTTTTAGTAATCAACTAGAATAACAAAAAGCGGCTTAGGTCGCTTTTTTATTGCCTTGAATATACTGGTCTTACCAGTTACACTAACACGGCTAGTAAAAGGGTCATGCCCCGCGAGACTCATCCACTCGCACTAGCATCTATCTAATGGATGCACAAACCCTGATGAGGTTATCATGGCTAACCAAGTTTTAGAATTTGACTTTTCACAATTAGAATTAAACGATACGTCAGAGTGTCACATTACATTCCCTGATGGGCGTTTATGTTATATGCCTAAAATTGACGAAAACAATAATAAGGTAGATGACGAAACCAAGCCATTATTGATTTTATTGTACGGCTCAGACTCAAAGCAGGCGCGTACCGCAAACCTTGCGCGACTTCGTAAGCTTGATAAAATCGAGAAGAAGCGCCACAAAGATTCACTGCCATCTGATAGCGAGATTGAAGCACGACTAGAAATTAACCGCGAATTCGTTGCAGAGTTAACGTGTGGCTGGAAGAACTTTAAAGAGAGCTTTACCCGTGAGCAAGCACTAGACTTTTACAAAAAGTATCCGATTGTTTATGAGCAAGTTGACAAGCACATTGCCGACCGGACTAATTACGTAAAAAAGTAATTGAAGATTGCGCTGACTGGGCTGGCTATTTTGGCTGGCTCCATGCGCCTTGGAAAGAATCAAAAAACAGCGACAATTACACAAGTTGGGGCAGGGTTCACGGCGATGCGGCATGGATGCCTGAGTCACCTTGTCAATACTTATCTGATTGGTTTAGTAAAGCTGGTAGGTGCCTACAAGGGTTTAACGGTATAATGCCGTTAACTTGGCATGAAATTACCAGCTTTTTTACGGCTAACAAAATTGACTATCTAGACTGGGAAGCCGACGCAATAAGAAAAATGTCAGAGTCTTATTGCAGTTGGCATAGTATGACGAGTCAAGATAACAATATTGACCCGCCATTGATTCCAGATGATGAAGCGCTAGCGCTGATACAGGCCGCTAATGGTCGAAGAATGAAAGCTATGATGAGGCCATCTTAGGATGGCTTTTCTATACACTTGAAATTAATTATTGCCCTATCCCTGCTAACATCGAATTCTACAACTTCATATTCAACTCCAAAGAAGATTAATACGTAGCCTCTTGATCATTCATAAAGATAATTATGCAATGGCTCGCTATAAGTCATTTCAACCTCCATTTTATTCATATAAACGCCCATCCAATTAATCGAAACCAAACCATACCACAAACAATTCATTTAACTGCTCTGACCAGTGGGTTATACTACGATAAATATTTTTAGAGGATTTGCCGTGGATACTTTGGCGACTATTGGGTTTCGTGCAAATACAGATGACCTAACAAAAGCAGATGATAAACTTAAAAAATTATCGGTAACTGGCGAGAAAGCAGAAAAGTCAATTACTAAATCATCTGATGGCATGAGTAAAGGCTTTATGTCTGCTAGAGCAGCCACGACTGCCCTAACTACTGCTGTAGGCGCTCTTGGCGCAATCATAGCAACAAATAAACTAACTCAATATGCCGACGAGTGGAAGAATGTTAATTCACAGCTTAGGCAGGTTACAAAATCAGAAGAAGAATTAACATCGGTCAGAAGTAGGCTTTTAAATCTATCAAAAGAAACTAGATCAGAGCTAACAAACACAGTTGATTTATATGCTCAGTTAACCAGAAGCACAAAAGACTTAGGCATATCAAGCGATGAAGTAATGAATATTACCAAAACGCTAAACAATTTATTTGTAGCTGGTGGTAAGCCAATAGCAGAAGTAAGCGGGGCAATCAGGCAGTTGTCACAGGGGTTCGCTGCTGGCGCTTTGCGTGGAGATGAGTTTAATTCTGTTGCTGAGGGCGCGCCTAAAATCATGGATGCTCTTGGCAAAGCCTTGAAGATGACTCGCGGGGAGCTTAGGGAGTTTGCCGCAACAGGTGGAATCACCGCTGAAATTATGGTCAAAGCGCTAAAAGACTATAATGAAGAAGCGCAAAGAATGGCCGATCAAACCGAAAAAACATTCGGCCAATCAATGACAAATTCAAGCACAAACATGATTGAATGGGTCGGAAGCTTGGATAAAGCAAATAAAACCATCAACTCAGTCGGACAGGGCATTGAAGATATAACCGGAAACTTGCAAGGATTTACTGACGGGCTTGGCGCTTGGGCAGATCAATTCGGCGTGATGGCAAGCGATTTTGATAAATCTGTAAATATGATTTCTAGCGGATTCAATACTATACAAGATGAATTCACAGAAACATCAATGCACGTCAAAGCATTTTATATGTTTATGGGCGATGCAATAACTCAATTCCCAACAAATGTAAGGGCGCTAGTTCAGATATTAACTGTTGAACTTGCTAGTGCCGTTGATATAGGAATGGCTGGTGGCAAGGCATTCGCTCAAGCAATAGGCGTGCAGCTTGGTTTGATGGTGGACATAGGTAAGGTTAGGGCTACAGAATTTGGGCAAAATGTTGCCGCTGAGTTTTCTTTGCTTGTTGATAAAGCTGTTATTTATGGAAAGCAAATTGCGGATGCAATGAACCCATTTGACGGAGACACCTTTAACTTTGATGAGGCAATAGCTCAAGCAGAAAAGGCCGCAAGTGATATCACAAGCGCCATTACCTCTGATGCTGATGCTCAAGTTTCAGCTTATGAG